TAGATGTAATTTTGAATTAAACCAATCTTTATCTCTTTTAATTGTAACATTGTGACAAACAGTTAATTTCCACCATAATACATTATCATATACATAATTTTTCATTAAATCTGGATATTTTTTATTCAAATGTGTAACTTCATCTAATATCCATTGATCATATTCATATAATGTCATATTAATATCAGGTGGATATATATATTTAGCATCAAACAAACAAAACCTAGTAATTTTATTTTTTGGTAATAATTGAATTACACAACCTCTTCTACAATTTACAGGAACATTTAATAAAACATCTTGTTCTTCTCTGTAATTTATTGAAGTTTCATCTTTTAACATATCTTCTTTACTAAAATATTCATTTAATGTGCATTGCCAAAAATCACAAAATTCTAAATCACAACATTCTAACTGTTGTTGAACTTGACAATAGTAATAATGTGGACATATTTCACCATCAATCTCTCCTTTTGTATTTATTTTTCTTACATATGGGCACTTTATTTCTAACATACGTCCAATCATTGGTGAAAACTTATTTGATAAAGTATATTTACTACCAATGCCATCAGGACTAGCACCTACATATGGAACAGGTGGATGTGCTATATGAGGGACTAAACCATATTCTTCTACTTTTATATCATAAATATTTTCATATATTTTTGTTGCGATCTCTTCGTATTTCTTTCCATGATGAACAAATTTATTATCTAAAAAAGGTGGTCCAAGATTTAATTTATCCAAAATTAAATCATCTGGTTTTTGATTTGAATATGGGTTTTCCCCGATAGCCTGTGCTGCACAACTAGCGGTAATCATATTTTTTCTCATATCAAACCATTCTTTAGTTCTTTGTTCTGGTTGTGGAATATTTGCTATAAAATCAACATGTTCTACAAGTTTTTTATATTCATCTGGGACTTCCAATTGATCCTTATCATAAATAATTTTACCGGAATAATTGTCATTATATTGATATGTAAATTTTAATAATTTTGATAAATTATATTCTATAAGATTTAAGTTAATATTATCGAATACCATGTTCATTGTTGTTATAATATGTTCTTTGATTGAAGATATGTCATCATATATGATATTCGTATTATTACATAAATCTTTTAAGATTTCTTTAAGAAATCCTAATTGTCTTTCTTCATTCATTTAAAATTATTAATTTATATCTCTTTAAATTAACAATTTCAATATTATTACAAACTTTTTAACATTAATTCTAAATTTTCTATATCTGATATAGCATCTTTAACATCTTTATTTAACTTTTTTAATTTTGTATTCTTCTTTTTAATTTCTCTTTTAATTCTATTAATTTCTGTTTTTGTTTGTTTAGTAGCTTCTTTTTCTAATTCTTTCAAATAAGATTTTATATGTGTTTTACATAACTGTTCATTATTATAACAAATTTTATCACATATATTACCATTTTTAATTTTTTTACAACATTTAGTTTTGTATGATTCAATTATAAAATGTTCATTACATAATGGACATTTTTTAGCATCATACTTTATAAATGAATTTAATAAACATTCTGTATGATATCTATGATTACAATGTAAATTAATTGTATCAACTAACAAATTGTCTCGACATATTGCACATACATTATCTTTATCTACATTTTTATTATTATTTATTTCATTTAAAATATTATTAAAACTTTGGTTGTCAAAACTTAAACTCATTTCTTATTATAATAAAAATATATTTAAATATCATTATTATAATAAATGATATTTAAAGAACGATATAATATTTAAAGATTTTATACTATAAATATATAAAAAAAATGAAAAATTTATTTCAAGAATTGACTACATAATATTATATAAAATGAAACTACAAAGTAACTTAAAGGCATTAAATAAATTAAGATTAAATTACAATAAAGAATATGAGCAACAATTAGAAAATTTACAAAAAGGATATTTTGTTGATTTAGTAAAATATCAAGAAGATCTATTACTAAAAATTGCAACAGATTATGAGCTAGATTATAATGACATGCATGAAAAGTATATTAAGAATTTTAAGAAAAGTTTGAAGAAAACTAAAAAGATGCAGTTAATAGATGAATGTTCTGATTCTGAATCTAATGAAATTCAAAATAATTTAAATGAATATGAAGATAATATGAATGTATTAGAAAAAACTGAAGTTGATGGTATGGTGTGCTTTATTGAAAATAAAGAAGGTGGGTCAATTTATGACAAAGAGGTTGTAAAGATTGGTGAAGTAAAAGAAGGAGAATTTATTTTATATAATAAATAAATAATATATATATATAATTATAAATGAGTGATCAAGATAAAAAATGTGCACCAAGTAAAGATTATAATGAAGGCAGTTGTTTTACTGTTAGTGACTTAAAAAAAATGGCTATTGCATATAATATATTTGTAGAGCAAGGTAAAATGGAAGGTGAAAAAATAGAGATTAAAAGTGACAAAAAACATTTACTATCACAATTAACTAAAAGATTAGAAAATGTATGTGATAATCAAATTTGTTGGTTAAAACAAAATTTTGTTAAGCAAATGAAAGATAAGGATTTATTAAAAAATACATTTAGACCAAATGGTCCTGATGGTAAATTTGAATGGCTAAGTACTATTCATATAAATGATGTAATGGAACAATATGAAAAAAAATATCCTGAGTTTAAATTCTATGGAGCTGTACCTATGGATTTTGATGAATTACCTTTCTTAGGAATTAAAAATATTAATTATGATGAAATATATAATTCTGGTAAGAAAAAAATAGGATTTGTATTCAATTTAGATGAACACTGGCAAAGTGGATCACATTGGGTTTCTTTATATGCAGATTTAGATAAAAATGTAATTAACTATTTTGATTCATATGGTAAAAGGCCTGAAAAAAGAGTTCGAAAATTAGTAGAAAGAATAAGTAAATGGTGTTATAGTAAAGATCATTGTAAAAAAGATGTATGTAGTGAATTAAATGAATCTGATTCATATATGAGAACAAATTCAAAAAATAAAATAGAAAAGAAAATGAAAGTAGACTATAATCATAATAGACATCAATACAAAAATTCTGAATGTGGTGTTTATTCATTAAATTTTATATTAAGACAATTGAATGGTGATTCGTATCAACATATTACTGAAAATAAAACATTAGATGATAATATGAATGAGTGTAGGGATACATATTTTAAATTTAAAAAACCATTTGATAAATTAAAATAAATATAATACATATATATATGTCTTATATATATAAATCAGACGGATCATATATAAAAACTAATAATATTATAGAACATTTAGATATATGTTTTGGAGCTTTATGTGTTACAAATGAGCGTGATATACCTGAAAAAAAAGAATTAAAATGTCCTGATCAAATAGCTCCTAACCAATGTGAACCTTGTACAACTTGTGATACTTTACAGTGTCCTATACCTAAACCTTGCCCAGTATGTGCTGATTTAAAAGAGCAAAATAAGAAAGTATCAAGTGTAATCAGTGAACCATATATAATAATTCAACAAATGACAGTAAATAATTTACTAGCAATATTAGATGAATATTTAGAAAAAATAGAGAGGTACACAATTAATGCTACTAAAAAATATATTTTATATAGTGATATTAAGGATATAATAAATTTATTAGAAGGAAATAAGAATTTGGAAATAAATTATACTTTTGCGAGTGATGTAAATCAAGAATTAAATGAATATGCTGATTATGATAAAGTAGAACAAATTAAAAATTTATTAAAAAATAAAAATATAATAAATATTCCAAATATAACAAATGTATATTCAGCATTTAAGATAAATGCTTCATTTAGACCAAATACAATTGAATCTTTTACAGATTTTTATTCATCACAAGGCTTATTTAAAAAAAAAATAATTGAATCATTTGTAAGTAAATTTGATATTTATGGTAATTTTGATTTACATTTAATAGATTTAGAAATTGACAATAATCAAACATACAGATATTTAGTAATAGGATTAATAGATCAACAAAAATTATCATTAAATAATGCACTTAATTATAATATACCTTTTGAAGTTACAGTAAATAATAATAATATAGCTCCCAATACATATGATTCTGAAGATGTATTAACTTTTAGTAAAAATTTCTTACAGGCATTATTTATTAAACCAGATCCTGAAAATTACATTTATTTTGAAAATGTAAATGCTAAATCAAATATTGATATAATAAAAAATAATATTGATAATATTGAATATAAAGAAGAAGATACAAACATAAGTATAAATTACATAAATCAAAATAAACAAGAATCTATCAAAAGTTTTAATAATTTTATTAAAACTCATAATTTTGGAGAAGTTTTAGATATAAATAAAATATTTGCATTAGTTATAAATGTAAATGATAATCAATATAAATTTTATATAATGGATCTAAAATTAAGTGATTTTAAAATATACAGATTTTTAAATATATATTATACTTAAAAAAATATATTTTCTTTATATAATCTTTAGATATAAATGGAATACTTCTTAAATACGACTGATGAATATTGTATATCTTATAAGAAAATAGGTAAGAAAGTTTATAATTTTTACATTGAAAATGTAGATTTAAATATAATAGTACGTAAAGCAAATAGAACTACATATAATATATATAAAGAATCTAAAATTATAGGAACTATAAAAAAACCATATTTTGGTAAGAAAACACTATTTCATAATAATATGATTAATTGTTTATTAGTTATGGATAAAAATATTATATATATACCTCCGAAATGTATTAATACTGAAGGATTCAATTCTTTTATATCTGATAATTTGAAAGAAATAGATAATCATGATATGTTAAATGTAAATAGTAAAATAGTTACTTTTAAGAATAAACTGGTTTTTAGTAAATATAATGAAAGTAAAATTAATGATATAAAAATTAATTATTTTATAGTTAGAAAACCATTAAATATAATTCAAGGTATTGCATTAGCATTATTATTAAAATAAATATATATATTAATTTATATATATATGAGTTATACAATTGACGGTCCATTGGATGATGATAGAATACCAGAACCTATATGTAATAAATGTCCATCTAAAATGGTTGGTCCACCTGGACCAATACCTGATGCGAATTCATCTTTTTGCTTGGATGATTTATGTTTAGAGAAAAAACATTTACAACATTTTATAGAATTATATAATTTTAATAAAAGTTAAGTATATTTTTAAAATAATATATATTAAAAATATATATGGTAGCAATAGTTTATATGGTTGCTGGAATGTCTTCACGTTTTGGAGGAAGACCTAAACAAATGGCAAAAGTCGGCCCAGATAATGAAACATTAATTGAATTTTCAGTTAATCAAGCGTTAAAACAAAATTTTTCAAAATTAGTTTTTATAACAAATTCAAAAACTGAACATCTTTTTAAAAATATATTTTCTAATAAATATAACAACATAGATGTTCTATATATAGAACAAACATACGATATAAGTAAAAGATCAAGACCATGGGGTACTACAGATGCTATTTGTAGTTTAATAGGTAAAATAAATGATTCTTTTATTTTATTAAATGGTGATGATATATATGGTGAAAATACATTTGAAACAGGATTTAATATGATGAATTTTAGTAATAATAATATAATTGGAGGATTACCAATTATAAATACCATGCCAGAGGAAGGTGAAGTTAATAGAGGTGTAATTATGGTTAATAATAACATAGTTAATGGAATGAGAGAAATGTTAAAAATATCAAAATTAAAAAATCCTGAACTAATGAATCAATTAGCAAACGTAAATTTTATAGGATTACAATATAATGTATTATTATTATTAAATGACATATTAACAAAATTTAAATCTGAAAATATGGATGATCCAAAAATAGAATGTTTATTACCTGATAATTTAAATCAATTGATAGAAGAAAATAAAATAAATATGATTTTTTTTGAAATTCAAAATAAAATAATAGGATTAACTAATCCTGAAGATGAACTAATAGTTAAGAATATTTTAAGTAAAAGAGAATAAATGTTTTTACATTATAGGTATAGTACTCACATATGTATTTGCATTCCAATAATCAATTAATTCTCGACGAACAGGCATTTCACCATATTCATTTTTTCTAGTTACAAAAATTGGAAGTCCGTTATTTGGATTAAAACCTACTAACATATATGTTTTATCTAGATAAGTATCTATATCTAATTTCAATGAAGTTTGAAACATTCGAATCTCTGAAATATTTTTATTAATCTTTGAATGTAATCTTTTGTTAGTCTGTTCATTTGTTTTTTTTATTAATTCATTTAGAGTCATTTGTTTTTCATTTAAAACTTGAGTTGATATAAATAATTTATTAACTCTATCATTTATATTTGTATTGAAATCGACATATTTCTTAATATGTTCTTCTGTATAACTTTTATATTTTTGTAAGTCATTATTTATTTCATTTGTTAGCTCTTTTAAAATTTGTGGAACACTATTTTTTTTCAGTAAATTAATAACTTCTATTATATTATTTTCTTTTAAATAATCTAAATTTATATTCAAATCAAAATTAGATGAATTAATAATATCAATTGAGTGTTCTAATTGCTTAATATTTTTATTTATATCAATTATTTTATCTGATAATTCTTTCAATATTTTATTTGATTTATTAGCGTGTTCTTCCAGTTTTAAATTATTTTTTTTTAACCAGACATTAATATTATCTTTTAATAACTCAATTTCATTATTATTTTTTGAATATTGTCTATTTAATATTTTTTTCTCATGATTAAATGTATTAAGTAAATTATTGTATTTTTCATACAATATATATATGCAGTAAATTGCACTAATTTGCGTGATCGTAAGTAAGTAGATAATAATCTCCATTTTTTTATAAAATTCTAACTAAATGTTATAGTATATTAAATTTTCATTTTTTTTTACTTATCAAACCCGAATATTTCCATTTTTTAGCTATAAATTTGTATAAATTGAATATTTAAATTTATACAAATTTATTATTTTTATATAACAAAAATGAAGATATTTTCTTTGAATATATGGTTTAGTGATTATCTAAGACAGGAAAGAACACAAATATTAAAAAAATATATATTAGAGAATGATTATGATGTCATATTTTTACAGGAAGTAATACCATGTGTTTTAGCATATATATATCAATCAATAAAAGAGATATATCCACATATTCATATAGATTTAGATGATGAATTCTACGGAACTTGTATTATTTCAAAATTTGAATTAAAAAATAGAGAAATTTTTAAATTTAAAGATACAAAAATGAGAAGAGGATTACTAAAAGCAGATATTAATGATATAACATTTGTTACCACTCATCTAGAATCTGAATTTGGAAAATATGCGAATACTAAAGTTAACCAATTAAATAACTCAATTGAATTATTATCTATAAATAATAAAGTTATATTAATTGGTGATACTAATTTAACACCAAAAAATGACAAAGATCTTAATTTAAAAGATTTTTATGATGTTTATTTAAAATTAGATAATAGTAAAGAAAATAAATATACATATGATGGAGTAAAAAATCCATTATTGAATAGTAAAATAAGAAGTAGAGTAGATAGAGCTTATTCCAAAAACATTGATGTAAAGACATTTGATTTAGAGAAGGAATTTATAATGTCAGACCATTATGGTATAAAAATTACTATATAATAGTTAAACAATATTTAAAATATTAATATTTATAATAGTATATGAATATTAATTCTAATTTTTTAAAATTATTTAAGAATGATTATAACTTAAAACACGCGTTAGATATTTATAAAAATAAGAAGTTAAATTTAAAAATTAGTAGCAGTAAACTACAAAATAATATCTTAAATTTTTATAATAAACATACAATATCACCATATGTTCCAGTAGTTGCAAAAGGGCCATGGATTATAACTAATGAAAATAAAGTAATATATGATGTAGGTGGTTATGGTATGTTAGGTCACGGACATTCTCCTAACTGGATATATAAAAAACTAAATAAGCATCATGTAATGGCGAATGTAATGACACCTTCATATGAGCAATTTTTATTTACAAACAAATTAAAAGAAATGATAGGTAATCCATGCCCGTATAAAAATTTGCATTTTTAAATAGTGGTTCCGAAGCAATTGAATTAGCTGGAAGAATAGTAGATACATTTAGTAAAAAGAAGAATACAACTAAGAAATCTAAATATCTAGTATTAGAAAATGGTTTTCATGGTCGAACATATAATGCATCATTATATTCAAATTCATGTTATAACTTTAATAGAAATAATTTAAAATCGTATATGTATCATAATTTTGTAGAAACAGTTAGAATTAATGACTTTAGTGATTTACTAGGTAAAGTTATAAAAATTTTAAATGACGGTTATTTATTAGATGCAATCATAATGGAACCAGTTATGGGAGAAGGAAATCCTGGATTTGGATTAACTCCAGAATATTATAATTTAGTTAGAAAATTATCATTAGATTTAAATTCTTTATTTATTATTGATTCTGTTCAAGCAGGAATTAGGACAAATGGGTGTTTAAGTGTTATAGATTATCCCGGTTTTAATGATGTAGAACCTCCTGATATGGAAATATTTTCAAAAGCCATTAATTCTGGTTATTATCCTTTATCAGTACTTGCAATGAAGGATGAAGTATCAAAGATCTACGAAGTAGGAACCTATGGAAATACAATGTGTGCTAATCCTAAAGCATTAGATATAGGATATGAAACGTTAAATAGATTAACTCCAGAAGTTAGTGAGAATATAATAATTCAAGGTAATAACTTTAAATCTATGTTAATTGACCTTAAAAATAAATATCCTGATATTATTACAGATGTAACTGGTACTGGATTGTTAATAGCAGCTCATATTAATAAAAAATATCCAGTTGTAGGAGATAATAATTTAGAAATGAAATGTAGATATAATGGATTAAATGTGATACATGGAGGTGAAAATGCATTAAGATTTACTCCTTATTTTTTAATTAATGAAAATGAAATTAAATTAATTAGAAATATTTTGATGGATGTATTTAATAAATTAGAAATGTAATTTGTTTTAAATAAAATATCTATTTAATTATAAGATGACTAAATATCCAAAAATTATTAATGATGATTTCTATAAAAAAATTAGAAAAATGTTTAAACAGTATGAAATTAAAGATAAAAATCTAAGTTTGGATGACATTTGTTATCCTACAAAATATCAATTACAAATTCCACAACAATTTGTAAAAGAATTTATGAATACAGATACTCCATACAAAGGATTACTTTTATTTCATCAGATAGGAGCTGGAAAAACATGTGCTGCAGTTTCAATTGCTGAAAACTTTAAAAAATCACGAAATATCTTAGTTGTAACACCCGCATCATTAATGGGTAATTTTTATAAAGAACTACGTACTGAATGTACTGGTGATGAATACCTAAAACCGGATGATCGTAAAATTTTAAATGAATTAAAACCTTCATCTGCTAAATATGCTGAAATGATCAAAAAAGTTAATAATAAAATAGATAAATTTTATACAGTTTTAAGTTATAATAAATTTGTAGAAAAACTAAAAAAAAAACGTATAAAGTTTGAAAATACTTTATTAATTATAGATGAGGTTCAAAATATAGTGTCAGAACATGGTACATTTTATAAAACAATTTATGAAGCAATTTCTAAAGCTCCATCTGATTTAAGAATAGTAATATTAAGTGGAACACCTATTTTCGATAAACCATTAGAAATTGGCTTAACTCTAAATTTATTAAAATTACCAAAAGAATTTCCTGTAGGATCAAAATTTAACGATATGTTTTTAGATATTAAAAAAAGTAATTCAGGTGAAATTAAATATAAACCTAAAAATTTAAATAAATTTAAAAAATTATCTAAAGGATTTATTTCATATTACAGAGGAGCACCGCCAATTGCTTTTCCAAAAAAAAATATTAATATTGTTAGATGTACTATGAGTGAATATCAATATAAATCATATAAAACGGTTGCTTCAGATGAAGGACCATTTAGAACAGGTGATATTTTAACTTTACCTAATAATTTCTTTATTGGATCTCGTATAATATCAAATATTGCATTTCCAAAAAAGGGAATAAATAAAGATGGATATAATTTACTAGAAAGAGATAAATTATTAATGACAAATTTAAAAAAATTTTCTATTAAATTTTATAAAATTCTTAAACAAGTCAAAAAATCAGAAGGACCTGTATTTATATATTCTAATTTTAAAGAATATGGTGGACTGAAATCATTTGTTAAAGTCTTAGAATATCATAAATTCAAAAGTTATAAGGATTTTGGTGAAGGAGAAAAAAGATATGCTATATGGAGTGGTGACGAAAAACATGAAGTCAAAGAAGAAATCAAAGATGTATATAATCAACCGGAAAATGCAGATGGAAGTAAATTAAAAATTATTCTAGGATCACCTTCTATTAAAGAAGGGGTCAGTTTATTAAGAGTATCAGAAGTACATATAATGGAACCATATTGGAACTGGTCTAGATTGGATCAAGTTATCGGGAGGGCAGTAAGATTTTGTTCTCATAAAGATTTACCAAAAAAATATAGATATGTTGATATTTATTTATACATTGCAGATCATCCAAACGAAGAAATGACAATAGATAAATATATTTTGAGTATGGCATATAAAAAAACAGAAATTATATCTAAATTCGAACTGGCTCTAAAAGAAACTGCTATTGATTGTAAATTAAATTATCATGGGAATGTACATAAAAAAAATGATCATATTAAATGTGATATTTAAATAATTTAAATATATATAATTTATTTTAATTATATATATGAATTTTATAGGAGATTTAATTCATTCTGTAAAATGTTATGCTTATCATTATATTAATAGTGAATTAGAAGATATGAAATTTAAAACATCAGCTATTGAAGACGAATATGTTAAAATTAAAAAATTTAATATCAATAAATCAAAATCGTATGAATCATTTTTTAATAATAAAGATTTAATTAATAAAATAAATAAAATAGAACTCAATAATAAGATTGAAATATTTGATCTTAAAATAAATAATATGAATTTTAAATTAAATGAATTTATAAAAAATCATAATATATTATTCGAAAAAAAAATTATTTTCTTATTGAAACATATTGGAGCTGGTTTATTATTCTCTTCAATATTTTATAAATTTTATATAAAACATTAATTTTTATATAAAAAACTTTTCATAAACTTATATACTCGTGACAAAATTAAATTCATAAACTATATTCTGATTGTAGTAATGATATAACAGAATGTCATATATATGAAGATGGCCAAATGGATCAATTATACTTGTGTGATGACTGCGAAGGTTATGAAGAATACGAACGAAGATATATTGTTCATCTACATAATGCCTTAATTGACCCTAGACATAATTGGTAGGAGGTAAGAAAAATATTTTATTTTTATATTAGTCATGACTACAAATATATCCATGAATATTATTAATATCATCCGTATTTCTTGAAATGACATCTTCAAAATTATCATGGATATGATAATTCAATTCATTTATCTTCAGTAATAATACTTCTAAATTATTTGAATCTAAAAATGATTTTAGTAATAAAACACCAGATTCAACTATATCATCATTAGATCTACAATCATCTAAATCTATATTAACACGATAACCCCACATTAAATCACATGAAAATTGAAATGTTTTAAATTTCACCATTTATTAATTGATTTAATTTATAAATAGTTAAATACTTAATATTTAAAGAATATAATTAAATATTAATTTAATATAT